GAAGACAAAGAAGACATAACCAAAGAGCGTTACTTTGACTTGACTAACGATGAGTTAGCAATGCTGATGAGTGATGAGACTATGGAGATTGTCGAGCAAGATACGACTGAGTTCCCAATATTTGACCCAATGGGTCAGCCAGTTATAGACCCTATGGGTATGCCTGTGATGGGTGCTACACACAATGTTGTGGTGCAGCAAAAGAAAAAGTCAGGCAAAGTAACGATTGAGAACGTACCCCCAGAAGAATTCCTGATTAGCAAGAAGGCTAGAACTATTGCTGACTCACCTTTTGTAGCCCACAGACAGATGTTGACTCGTAGCACTTTAGTAGCGATGGGTTTTAACAAGAAGCAAGTAGATGGCTTACAGATGGGTGATGCACTAGCGTACACACCAGAGCGAGTGGCTCGTTTCTCTGCTGGTGAGCAACCTTACCAAGTTCAGACTGATGACCACTCAATGCAAGAGATTGAAGTCTTTGAGTGCTATGTCAAAACTGATATAGATGGCAAAGGGATTGCTTCATTGGTTCAAGTGTTCTACGCTTCCAATGAAATCCTAGAGGATGCCAAGGGTAAGGAAATGGTTGAGGAAGTGGACTATGTTCCTTTCCACTCAATCTGTCCTATCCCAATTCCGCACAAGTTCTTTGGTAACTCGTTGGCTGACAGAACAGTTGACCTACAGTTAATCAAGACCACTATCACTCGTCAGATGTTGGATAACTTATATCTGACAAACAATGCTCGTGTGGTTGCGGTTGAGGGTCAAGTAAACCTTGATGACTTGCTTACATCTACTGCTGGTGGTGTTATTCGTGCCAAGTCTCCTAATGCTGTCCAACAGTTAGTTGTTCAGAACGTGGCTTCTCAGGCTTTTCCAATGCTTCAATACTTGGACACAATCCAGTCTAAGCGTACAGGCGTGTCTGATGCCTCACAAGGGTTAGACCCATCTGTCTTACAGAACGTCACAGCAGCAGCAGTAGCTTCAATGCAACAAGCTGGCGCAGGTAAGATTGAACTGATGGCTCGAATCTTTGCTGAGACAGGTGTTAAGTCTTTGTTCAAGGGCATACTACATTTGTTATGTAAGTACCAAGACAAGGCTCGTTTAGTGCGTATGCGTGGTGAGTTCGTAGAGTTTGACCCTAGAACATGGGCTAACCAATACGATGTTTCTATCAACGTAGGTTTAGGCGCAGGGAATCGTCAAGAGCAGATGGCTATGTTGTCTATGGTGCTTGCTAAACAAGAGCAGTTGATTGCTCAGTATGGCCCTGCAAATCCTTACGTTTCCCCTGCTCAGTATCGTGGCACATTGGGACGCATGGTAGAGATTGCAGGGTTTAAGGACTCTGCTGAGTTCTACAAAGCAATTACCCCAGAGCAAGACCAGATGCTTTCTAATCCTCCTCCACAAGAGCAGCAGATGCCTCCAGAGGTTCAAGCATTGATGGCTAGAACACAGGCTGAGATACAAGCAGCACAAGCTAAAGCACAAGCTGATTTGCAGATGCAACAACAGCAGATGCAGATTGACATGGAGATGGCGCAACAGAAGGCTGCTCTTGAAATGCAATTGATGCGTGAGAAAGAAATGGCTAAGTTGCAACTTGAGCGTGAGAAACAACAGGCTTACTTTGCATTGAAGCAACAAGAGTTTGAAGCAGAAGCCCAATTGAAAGCAATGAAAATTGGTGCTGGCATTACATCCAACGTAGAGATTAGGGGTTAATCATGGCTACACAAGCAGAACTAACACAGGCTTTAGTCAATCTTTTACAGACTGACCCTAACGCTGCCTATGGCGATATTGTTAAAGCAGCAGCTACTTACGGCATTACACCAGCCCAAGTGCAAGCTACATTTGCTACATTGCCAGCAGGTAACGACAGGACTTATGTTCCTGATTACACACCAGCGCAAACATCAATTATAAATAACGCTATTGCTTCAAATGACCCTATTGCACAAGCATATGGTCTTGCAGAAAAAACTGGTGATTATGGTCAGATTGCTGCTTTAATTAAAAACATCCCTGCGCCTACATTGTTGTCTAAGTATGGTCTGACAAACAAAGACATTAGCTATATCTACACTCGTCCTACAGTTACAGACCCATTGTCAACGGCATATATCAATGCTGAGAAAACTGGTGATTACACTACTGTTGCTAATTTACTCAAAGGCATAACTGCTGACCAGTTAAAGGCTACTTACAACCTTAACCAAAACGATATTAACTATATTGCTTCTCGCAAGGGAATAGCGGGTACTTTGCCAGCTAATTGGGCTGGTATGCCTATCAAGCAAGTTGGTACTGATACAGCTACTACTATTACTGGTACACCTGTAACACAAGCAGCACCAGTTGGTCAATTCCGTGAGTTGTTTCCATCATTTGCAGAATCTAAGCGTTTAGCTACACAAACAATTGCAAGCAGACCAACTACCCAAAGCATTGTTAACATGATTTCTAACCCACAGAATCCTACGTTAACTTCTGCTTGGCAAGCTGCTGAAAAGTCTGGTAACTATGGTGATGTAGCTGGTATGCTTCAGAATATGCCATTAGGCAAGGTTCAGTCTGCTTACGGATTGTCTAATGCTGATATGCAATACATTATGAGCAGACCAGAGATAGCTACTGCGTTGTCTAAGTCAGGTATGGTTGCTACACCTGCACCTACTCTGACTAATGTTCTTGGCATGATTTCTAAGTGAGAACAGCATGAGTTACGAACAACTGCGTAGTTTGGTAGGTGGAGACAATCCACAAGGTGTATCTTATGGCGACATAATTTCTGGTATTCAAAGCCAGTACACACCACAGTCTCAGTTTGCGACTCCCAAGTCTTTGCTAGACATGATTGGTACGCAGTTGCCAGAACAACGTGGAATTGCTTACGGCTCGTTGCTACAAGCGCAACCAACGACACCAATTAAGTTGTTTGGTTCTACTGCACCTTTTAAAAACCCAGACGCTATGGCTAGTCTTGATTCTGGTGTTATAAATTTAGGAACAGAAACAGCTAACACAGGTTTGGGCGGTGGTAGAGACTTATCTGGTACGCTTGTTTATAACAATGACTTTAGTCAAGATGTTTATGGCACTTCTGGCTTAAATACTGGTGTTAATACAGGATTGTTTGGAACTAGCATAACTGGTACAGACATAGCCAATGTTGCAGGGACAATAGCACCGATAGCTGCTTTAGCGGGTAACTCAGACCTAGTTAAAACAGCTATTGCATTGAATCTGATTGGCTCTGCTGCTGATATTCGTACAGAGCAAGATGTTATTAACTTAGGTTCAAAGATAGCGATGTTGGCGGCAGGGCCAGCAGGTAATGTTGTGGCAGCAGGTCTTGGTTTGGCTACTGGCAATACACCAATGACAGTTAACGCTTTATTAGGCGCAGTCAACCCAACATTAGGACTTGTAAACACTATCTCAGGAAACCTAACTGGTTATAACTTAGGTGATGTGGTCAATGGCTTGTTAAACGCACCAGAAGGTGCTATTTCTGAATATGGCTTGATAGGTGCAGCCAACATTGGTAATTCACTTGTAGCCAGCAGAAAAGCGGCAGGTGATGCCTACGATAGTTCGGGTGCAAATACATTGCGAGTATTGGCTGAACTTGGTGATAAAGAAGCCATTGAAACACTAAGAGCGCAGTCAGCAGGTTCTACTGGCTCTACCTATAACCCAATAAATGACTTAGGTACTGCTAGGGGTAACAGTTACTTTAATCTGTTTACACCTGTTGGTGGTGTAGCAAAGCCTAAAATTGATGAAACATCAGGAATTACCCTTATATGACAGACAAAGCAATTTTGGCTCAATGGGCTAAAAACTTACTAAATGATGACTTTTTCAAAGAAGTATTAAATAACTTGAAAAATGAACAGATTAGTGTAATAATTAACACAAGTGCAGAAGAATGTGATAGGCGTGAAGATGCTTATCGGCACATAAAGACTATTGAATTGATTACAGGACACCTAGAAGGTTTAGCCTCGGAAACTGTGATTAGAGAGAAGAAGTGGAAGATTCTGTAGGGTTTACCCTATCCTCCGTCCAGAAGGTTTCTGGCGATTATTGAGATGACAAATGGAAAACACCAACCCACAAGGGAGTGAAAGCCTAAATGTAAACCAAGCCGCATCAGCGTTTGAAAGCATGATGGGTGATTCTGAGGAAGCTGACAACAGCCAAGCCGAAGGTCAACCAGAGGAATTTCAAGAGACTGACGAAGTTGAGTATTCAGAGGAATCTGATGAGCCAAAGCCTAGATATAAAGTCAAGGCATCTGGTGAGGAAGTTGAGGTAGAACTTGACGAACTTATCAAAGGTTATCAACAAGGTACGGACTACACTAAAAAGTCTCAGGCTCTAGCTGAACAACGTAAGGCGATTGAAGCTGAACGTAGTCACTTGGAGTATGTGAAACAAGAACGACAGGCATACGCCCAGAAGTTGCAAGCCTTGGATAGCTTCCTTACGCAGCAACATCAGGGTGTGGACTTAGAAGTTTTAAAGGAAACAGACCCTATCGGTTATGCGGTAGCGGTAGCTGAACAGAGCCAGCGTGAGAAGCAGTTAGCAGTAGTGAGGAATGAACAGCAACGCATTGCCCAACAGCAACAAGCAGAGCAACAATCCCAACTGCAAGCGCACTTACGAACAGAATCTGAGAAGCTAGTTAGTCTGATTCCTGAGTTAGCGACACCACAGGGTGATGCGGTACGGAAACAAATCCGTGACTATGCGAAATCTGTTGGATGGACTGACCAAGAACTTAGTTCCGTGTATGACAGTCGGGCTGTGCAGACCTTGTATAAGGCAATGAAGTATGAGCAACTTCAAAAGAGCAAACCAGAGTTGAATAAAAAACTTGTGGCTGCCCCTAAGATGATGCGTTCTGGTACTTCAGTTCCCCAAGCTAAGTCTTCACAAGATAAACAAGCGTTGCAAAGGTTGCGTGAGACAGGAAAAGTCTCAGACGCTGCCAGAGCATTTGAACGATTTTTATAAATTTTGGAGTATTAAATTATGGCTACCTACCAAACATATACCGCAATCGGTATGCGTCAGGATTTGACGGACGTTATCTACGATATCTCACCAACAGACACACCATTTATGTCTTCTATTGGTAAGACTAAAGCAACTGCTGTTCTACATGAGTGGCAAACCGATAGTTTATCGGCCGCATCTTTATCAAATTTTACTGTTGAAGGGGCTACGGCTTCTGATGGCACTATGTCTCCTACCACTCGTGTAGGTAACCGCCTTCAGATTGCACAGAAGACAGTTAAGATTTCTGGCACTTTGCAGTCTGTTGATAAAGCTGGCCGCAAATCTGAAAAAGCCTATCAACTTGCGAAAGCATCGGCCGAAATTAAGCGAGACATGGAAACTTCATTGTTGAGCAATCAAACTGCTACAGATGGTAGTTCTTCTGCTGCTCGTAAATTGGGTGGTCTGCAAGCATGGTTAGCTACCAATGGTGACTTTGGTACTTCTGGAGTTGCTGGTGCTTCTGGCACTACTGCTCGTACAGATGGCACAAACCGCACCTTCACAGAGACTATCTTGAAGACTGTTGTTAAAGAAGTTTACGCTTCTGGTGGTAATCCTAAAGTGTTGATGGTCAACCCTGCTCACAAGCAGTTGGTTTCTGCCTTCACAGGTATTGCTGCACAGCGTTTCATGGCCCCTGCCAATACGCCTACAACCATTATTTCTGCGGCCGATGTTTATCTGTCAGATTTTGGTTCAATTTCTGTTGTCCCCAACAGATTTATGACTTCTACTAACTCATGTGACGAGACAGCATTTATTGTTGACCCTGACATGGCTGCTGTAGCTTATCTGCGTCCCTTCCAGACCAACGAGTTGGCTATTACTGGTGACAACGAATCTACACAGTTGTTGGCTGAGTACACCTTGGAAGTTCGTAACGAAGCTGCACACGGCATCATTGCCGACATTACACCTTAATCTGGTGTAACTCAAAAGATGCCTCAGACTTAAACCTCTGGGGCATTTTCTTTTCTACTCAAACTGATAGAATTAGGCTATGCAAAACCCTAACAATTTTCGCCAAACTACTGTTCATGCTGATGGCGATGGCGGTATCGTTATCAAGACTAGTCAAGACATTACTGATATTCTTGAGCAGAACAAAAAAGAATATAACTCGTATGATGAACGAGCAAAGTGGTCAGACGAATTGTTTGGAAACAAGATTGCTTCTATTCCGTTCACAGTTGTTGATGAACTGAACAAACAAGGAATCATGCGTGGCTTTGCTGTGCTTGATGAGAAGCGGTTTAAGGCTTGGTTAAACGAGCGTGATAACAGAGTTTTTAGAACTCGGACAGGAGTTGTATGAGTTTAGCTACCTACTCTGATTTACAGACTTCAATAGCCAGTTATTTGGCTAGGTCTGACCTGACAAGCATCATTCCAGACTTTATTACTTTGGCTGAGAATCGTCTGCGTAGAGAACTGCGTATTCGTCAGATGTTAAAGTCTGTAACTACTTCAACTGTAGCAAACGATGCAACTGTAGAAGTACCTAGCGACTTCTTAGAGATTCGTGACTTTGTGGTGATGACTAACCCGATTCAACCATTGAGTTACTCTAGCCCTTCATCGTTATCTAATGACCCAAGAACATCAGAAGTTGGTGTTCCTAAGTCTTACACTATTCTTGCTAGTGAGTTTCAATTAGCACCTGCACCTGATGGCGTTTATACGTTAAAGATGCTCTATTATTCTGCACCTCCATACTTGACTAGCAGTAACGTGTCTAACGTATTTCTAAATGTTGCGCCTGATGGTTTGCTGTATGGCGCATTGGTTGAAGCAGAACCTTATCTAATGAATGATGCTCGAATCAATACATGGGGTTCTATGTATGACCGAGCAATTTCTTCTCTCACTAGGTCTGATGAAAACACTCAGTATTCTGGTGTACCCCTGTCAATTAAACTAACTGCAAGGTGAAATCATGGCTGAAATGTCTAACTACTTGGAAAATGCTCTTATCAATGTTACGTTGAGGGCAACTAGCTACACAGCACCAACAACTGTGTATGTGGCACTTTATACAACTGACCCAACAGATGCTGATACTGGAACAGAATGTTCTGGTACTAGCTATGTTCGTCAGTCTGTGACTTTTGGTGCGCCCTCTAATGGTGCTTCAACAAACTCTGCTGCTGTGGAATTTCCTCAAGCTGGCGGTGCATGGGGAACAATCACACACATTGGATTGCGTGATGCTTCTACGGCTGGAAACCTTTTGTATCACACAGCACTAGACGCTTCTAAGACGATTGCAACTGGCGATGTGTTCCGTATTGCTACAGGCTCTTTGTCAGTAACATTGGCATAACATGGCTGGAACGACAGTCAATCTTACGCTTGAGCAACTTGACCAATTTGGGTCATTGGATAGCCTTACGCTAAGTTTAGACTCGTCTGATTGGAACTCGACTACACAGAAGAATGTGACAGGCCCTTGGGTGCTAGAGGGCTTAGACGCTTTCAGTTCTAGCATTGATAGCCTAGCAATTAGCCTAGATTCAGAACTATGGGCTACCGCATATTTGTGGGATGGTGTTGCAGATATAACTGCTAACGCTACTGTTACTGCCAATGCTGAAAAGATATTTGGTGGCATAGCCGCTGTAACTTGTACGGCTACAGTAACTGCTGATGCTTCCATTGTTTATTATGGTGTTGCTTCTATAACTGCTAATGCAGACGTAACAGCATTAGGTCAGCGTGTTCAGTTTGGTAGTGCTGACATACAGGCTACAGCAAGCGTAACTGCTGATGGACAACGAATAGCATTAGGTGTAGCTAGTATCACGGCTAACGCTGATGTGACGGCTATCGGTACTAAGGTTAACAATGCTAGTGCAAGCATTACAGGTAACGCTGATGTAAGCGCATCTGGTCAACTTGTAATTAGTGGTAGTGCCAGCGTAACCGCTAATGCGTTCTTAGAAGCTAATGCACAAAGAATCCAATTAGGCGTTGCGTCTATTACTGGTAATGCAGCAGTAACTGCTAATGGTGGTTTGGTTGTGGGTGCGGTAGCAAGCATAGAAGCTAATGCTGATGTTGTCGCTAGTGCGTCTGCAATTTATGCAGGTGTAGCCTCTGTATCAGGTCTAGCAACAATTACGGCTAAAGGCGTTATTCTTGGTGATAACTGGACTCCAGTATCGGGCGACACAAACACATGGACTCCAGTATCTGCTAATGACAATACATGGACTACACAGTCTCAAGGAAGTAACACATGGCTACGACAAGGGTAACATTTGGCGAATGGATGCCTGACCAAACAGGCTTATCTGGCTCGTTGACAGACGCTAAAAATGTGGTGTCTCAAGCCATTGGGTACGGCCCATTCCCTACGCCAGTATCATTCTCTAGTGCTGCTGCCGAGAACTTAACTTCTCTGTATGCGGCTAAAGCACCAGATGGAAATACTTATTTCTTTGCTGCTGGCGCAACTAAGATTTATACAGTTAGCGGTTCTGGAACACTTACGCAAGTAAACACAGGCTTGACAACAGGCGCAAACGATAGAGTAAGGTTTACTCAGTTTGGTAAGAGTGTCATTATTTGCAATAACGCTCAAAAGCTAAAGTCATGGGTACTTGGTACTTCTACGACATTTGCTGAAGTAGCGGCTACTGCGCCTATTGCCAAGTTCATTACAGTTGTTCGTGATTTTGTTGTTTGTGCAAATCTTTTAGAAACGACACAGCAACAGTATCGGGTTCGTTGGTCAGCTATCAATGATGAGACTGATTGGGTAGAGAACGTAAACACTCAGTCTGATTATCAGGACATTCCTGATGGCGGTCAGATTATGGGAATTCGTGGTGGTGAGTTTGGTCTAGTTCTGCTAGAACGTGCTATCCACAGAATGACCTATGTTGGTACTCCGTTTATATTCCAGTTTGACAATATATCTCGTAACAAGGGATGTATGGTGTCAGGCTCAGTTGCACAATACCAAGGTATAACTTTCTTTTTGTCAGACGATGGCTTCTATATGTGTGACGGACAGCAAGTTGTTCCTATCGGTGCTGAGAAGGTAGATAGATTCTTCTTGTCAGATGCAAGCGAGGCAAACTACTCAACAATGTCTGCGGCTATTGACCCTGTTCGCAAGTTGGTTATCTGGAACTATCAATCTGTAGATGCCACTCGTAAACTGATGATTTACAACTTCCAGACAAAGAAATGGACTTATGGCGATGCCAATACTGATTATCTTGGAGAAGCCTCGTCAGGTGCTTCAACGCTAGAGGAATTAGATAGCATCTCTGCCTCTCTTGATGCGCTTACTACAAGTTTAGACTCTTTGCTATATATCGGTGGTAAGTATTTCTTAGGTGGAACTTACGGAACTAGGGTTTATTCCTTTACTGGTGCAAACCTTACAGGAAGCATTGCTACTGGCGACATAGACGTAGGTGCTAATTCCGTAGTGACTTTGGCTAAACCTATTGTTGACAATGGCTCTGGCTCGTTATCCGTGGCTTCACGCACATTGCTAAACCAAAGTGTCACCTATGGGACTTCAACTGCTGCCGACTCTGAGAACAGGGTTTCCTTACGTTCTGCTGGTAGATACCACAGATTAAAGTTAGTTCCTACTGGTGCTAACTGGAAAACTGCTGTTGCTATTGATGTGGACATTACGCCACAAGGGGTTCGCTGATGTTTAGAAGCCTACCTGCGTTTGGTGGTGACCAGAGGGCTGTAGCCGAGGTAGTCCGTGGCATCATGGACGGAAAGACCAATAACACAGGGACTTTGACGCTGGCAACTGGTGGGGCTTTAACTACCACTCTGACAGACAGAAGGATAGGCCCAGACAGCGTAATTGTTTTTGTTCCTGCCTCTGCTGCGGCTAATGCGGATGCCACAAGAGTATATGCAAGCGCACAAGGACAGGGAACAGCAACAGTAAACCATGCGGCCAATTCAACTGCAAATAAGACATATAGATATGCAATTATTGGTTGATTTTAATAATTTATGTATAATGGATTCCGTGGATGACCCATCTTGGAATCCGAAACTCTAGGAGTAAAGATGGCTACTACTACCACTCAGACAATTGACCCTGCAATTCTTCCATATCTGACGTATGGTTTAGAGCAGGGCGCAGGTCTGTATCAGGGCGGTGGCCCTAAATACTACACAGGCGAGACATTTGTTTCTCCATCCCAGACTACTCAAGCTGGTCTTCAAGCCTTAGAGACTCGTGCTTTAGCGGGTAATCCTTTAACTGGACTTGCTCAACAGCAGTTACAGGGTACTTTGGGCGGTGCTTATCTGGGTGGCAATCCATTCTTTCAAGGTGCGTTTGCGCCAGCAGCACAAGCTGCTCAGTCTCAGTTTCAACAGACTATGGGCGACATTGCATCTAAGTCTAGCCTAGCAGGGCGTTATGGCTCTGGTGCTATGGGTAACCTACAGAATCGTGCTACAGGTCAGTATGCACAAGCATTGACTAACACAGCAGGTCAACTTGCTTACCAGAACTACGAGCAAGAACGAGCAAGGCAACAAGCTGCTATTGGTGCTGCGCCAGCATTAGCTAACGCTGATTACCAAGACATTAACCAGTTGTTACAAGCTGGTCAGTTGCGTGAAGGTTACACAGGTCAACAGTTGGGTGCTGACATTCAGCGTTTTAACTTCTTGCAAAACCAGCCACAACAGAACTTGCAAAACTATATGTCATTGGTATATGGCAACCCATTGGGACGAGTTGGACAGACTACTGCGTCTGGTGCTGCTGATACTTCTGCGTTCCAGAAGTTGCTAGGTACTGCTGCCGTTGGTGCAGGTGTTTACAAGAATCTAGGTTCACCTAATTTAAGTTACTTAAACCCATTTAGTTCAAGTTTCCTTGGTGGTTCTGCACCAACAAATGTTGTTGACTCATCTAATTGGGCTGACTTAGGCTATTACAACTATGGCTAATAAGGAATAACATGGCTGGACTATTAGACATTTTTGGAACTAGCGGTGCAGACACAATGGGTCTGCTCGGTATGTCACAAGCTGACATTGCTCGTAATCGTGAAGACGCACAAGCACAAGCCTTGTATGCCCTAGCAGGGCGTTTATTCCAAGGTGGGAATACTGGTCAGTCTATTGCTGAAGGTTTGCAACTTGGTCAGAGAGCCTATAAAGGCGGTATGAATGAGGCTATGCAAAACCAATTGCAGAGTTTCCAATTGCAAGAATTGTTGCGTAAGCGTGAAGAAGATAAAGCAAAGCGTCAGTTAGAGCAACAAGCATTGATGCGCCAGCAAGGTATTGAGAGCGAGATTACAAAAGCATATCGTCCTCAGACGTTTGCTGATACACCATTGACAAACTTGATGGGTCAAGAGATTGCAGGCCCAAATCAACCACAACAGGCGGGTATTGGTTTTGCTGAATTAGCACCTAAGTTAATGGCTACTCCAGAAGGTAGAAAAGCATTAAATGAGTTGCTTACGTCTAACAAAATGATGATGGGTGAGCCTACAAAACTTGGTAAGAATGAGCAGCTTGTCAGGATAAACCCAATAACTCAAGCATTTGAAGTTGTTGCTGGTGGTCAAAAGCCTCCAAAAATTCAAGATAATCCGTTTGAACTTTTTGCTAACGATGATAATGTTCCTCCCGCTTTAAGAGCAATGGCGCAGAGATATAGCAAAAGTTATGCAACTGGTGCAATTGATGATGAAACGGCTGATAAGCGTTTTGCAGAATTGTCAACAAGAATTCAAGCGTCTGACCAATTTAAACAATCACAAGCGCAAACTGCTGCTTTGTCTCAAGGCTCTCAAGCAACAAGCAAAATGTTAGCTGACTTTAGGATTGAAGACAGACAAGAGAAAAAACAAGAAAAAATTGATACTAAAAATATTGCTAAAGAACAACTGTCTAATATTGTTGGTCAGTTAAAAACAAGTTATGACACACTTCTTGAAGGTGGTGGAATTACTAGCACAGGTGCTGGCGGTCGTGAAAATCTTGGTGCAAAGATGGGAACTTCACCAGTTGGTCAGTTTATGGGTAGTGCGCTTGGAACTAAAAACCAAGAACAGCGTCAAGTAATTGAGCAAACTCGTCCTTTGTTGTTGAACTTGATTAAAGAAGCAACAGGAATGTCTGCTTCACAAATGAACTCAAATGCTGAGATGCAGATGTATTTGAAGGCTGCTACAGACCCCAAACTTAGCTACGAGGCTAACGTAACTGCTTTACAAAACTTAGATAAAACATTTGGTCTTGGTCTTTTAAAGGATATTACTCCTCCGAAAAAGAAGAAACAAGCAACATCTAGTTCATGGGGAACTCCATAATGGCTGACATTACAGTAACCTTTAATGATGGCACTTCTCATGTTTATAGAGATGCGCCAGAAAGTCTAACTAAAGAAGATGTGATTGCTCGTGCTACCAGAGACTTTTCTGGCAAGCAGATTACTGGTCTTGATAGAGTAGCTGGTGGACAAAAGCTATCTGGTGAAGAAGTTTTAACAGGTGCTGTTACAAACTTTCCTAGTTCTGTTGGCTCAATGCTTGGTGATATTTATCAAGCAGTTACAAGCCCTATTCAAACAACTAAGGCTGTTTTAGACCTTGGTGCTGGCATATTGCAAAACGCATTACCAGAGAGACTTGTTAAAGCTGTAGGTGAAGACAAAGCAAGCCGTGACTTAGCCTCTAAAGTTGGTCAGCATTATGTAGAGCGTTATGGTAGCGTAGAAGGTGCTAAGAGGGCATTGGCTACAGACCCTGCTGGTGTTATGGCAGACCTATCTACTGTGCTTACTGGTGGTGCTATGTTGCCCACTAGGGCTGCACCTGCATTAGCTACTGCTGCTCGTGCCGTTGACCCATTGATGTTGTCTGCTCGTGCTGTTGGAAAAACTGCTGATGTTACTGGTAGGGCTTTAAAACCTTTACTCGGTATGCAAACAGGTGCAGGTGCTGATGCTATTGGTCAAGCATACCAAGCAGGTCGTACTGGTGGTGAGACAGCAGATGTTTTTAAAGCTAATTTGCGTGGTGAAGTTCCGCAAACTGAGGTTTTAGAAGCTGCCAAACAAAACTTAGCTGAGATGGCTATTCAGCGTCAAAATGCTTATCGCACAGAGATGGCAAGCATAAGCAAAGACAAGACTGTTTTGTCTTTTGATGGAATTGACAAAGCCATTGATAACGCTATGAATAAAACTACTTACAAGGGTAAGATAGTTAATGAGAAAGCGTTTGATAGGTTAGCTTCTGCAAGGGCTGAAATTGATGCTTGGAAGCAACTAGACCCTGTTGATTTTCATACACCAGAAGGTCTTGATAAGCTAAAGCAAAAAGTTGGTGCGATTCTTGAGGATATTCCTTTTGAACAAAAGACTGCTTTAACTGCTGTCAATGAAGTTTACAACGGCATCAAAAACGAAATCAAGAAACAAGCACCTACATACGCTAAGACAATGCAAGCGTATTCAGAAGCTACTGACCTTATTCGTGAAATTGAAAGAACATTGTCGCAAGGTAAAAATGCTTCTGTTGATACGCAAATGCGTAAATTGCAGTCAGTCATGCGTAATAATGTAAATACAAATTATGGTCAGCGCATGAGTTTGGTTAAGCAACTTGAGGAAGCTGGCGGTCGAGAGATGATGCCAGCATTAGCAGGTCAAGCACTAAGCAATTATGCGCCTCGTGGTTTGCAAGGTGCTTCGTCTGTTCCTACAGCATTGTTGGCTGGTAGTTTATTTGGAACTCCACTTGCTGCTGCATCGTTAGCTACATCATCTCCTCGTTTGATGGGTGAAGCTGCTTATGGCGCAGGTCGTGTTGCTAAAGGTTTGCTTGATGTACAAAACAGGATGCCAGATATAGACTATCCAACAATGTTCAATTTGTTGTATCAAGCTGGACAACCTAGAAAAATTGACTTAACTGGAATGGCTAACGCCAACTAAGGACTTATATGCCAAAAACAAAGATTAGTGAATTCAGCAGTACCCCTGCTAATAACACAGACATTGACGGAATTAACATTGCAGAGGGCTGTGCGCCATCTGGAATTAACGATGCTATCCGAGAGTTAATGGCTCAGTTAAAGGATTGGCAAGCAGGTCTATCTGGTGACGTTACAGTTGTGGCTGCTGGTGGTACTGGTGTAGGAACTCTGACAGGTATTGTTAAGGGTAACGGCACTTCAGCAATGACTGCGGTGACTGCCCCTAGCGGAACTATTGTGGGAACTACTGACACCCAGACGTTAACTGCTAAAACAGTTGAAGCTGGTACATTTACCAACGGCTACACAGAAGAAGTGGCAACTGCTAACACTTCTACCGCTTACACAATTGACCTTGCTGGTGGCTCTGTTCAGCTTTTGACGCTAACAGGCAACTGCACCTACACATTCCCAACACCAGTAGCGGGTAAATCTTTTATCTTGGTTCAGAAACAAGACGCAACAGGCTCACGCACAGTTACTTGGCCCGCCTCTGTTAAGTGGCCCGCTGGTACTGCCCCAACTCTTACATCTACGGCTTCTAGGGCAGATAAGTTTGTCTTCACAGCTATTGATGGCTCTAGTTGGCTAGGTTCAGTTGCTGGTCAGAACTACACAGTCTAAGGATATAAATGTTTAGTTCAAACACAACACAAGTCAGCGATGGCGGCTATCAAATCTCACGCAGTTTGCGCTTTAACAGACCCGACTCTGCTTATTTGACTCGCACTCCAGCAACTACTACAAACCAAAAGACTTTCACTTTATCCTTTTGGTATAAACAAGGTAGTTTGGTTGATGAATATTATGCTTATGCTCTGTTTATAGTTCGTAGTGCTGGGCCAACATATTTCAGACTTACAGTTACTGGAAGCCAATCTGGAACACCACTTCAGATTAGGTGTGAAGATAGTGTTGGAATTGATGTTCAAACAACTCAAGTATTTCGTGACCCATCTGCGTGGTATCACATTGTTTTGGCTATTGATACGACTCAGGCAACTGCGGCTAATCGTGTAAAGTTTTATGTAAATGGCGCACAAGTTACGGCATTTGGTACTGCAACATATCCAGCCCCAAACGCAGACACTAATGTAAATACAACTGTGGCTCATGAAATAGGTGGAAGCACTTTTACTGGGCTAGAGTATTTTAGTGGCTACATGACTGAATTCAACTTCATCGATGGTCAAGCCCTAACCCCATCATCATTCGGTCAAACAGACGCACAGACAGGTGTGTGGGGGCCAAAAAAGTATTCAGGCTCATACGGCACTAACGGCTTCTACTTGAACTTCTCAGACAACAGCAACACCACAGCAGCTACATTGGGTAAAGACTACTCAGGTAACGGCAACAACTGGACACCTAATGGCTTTCTCGTATCGGCTGGTGTAAATAATGACTCTCTTGTTGATGTGCCAACATCGTTTGGAACTGATACTGGTGTGGGTGGTGAGGTGCGGGGCAACTACGCTACGTTGAATCCTTTGTTGGCTGTTAATAATACAGCGCAGACATATTCAAATGGCAACTTGCAAATTACAGACAATGGTTCTGGTTCAATAAGTGGATTTGGTGTTAGCACAATTGATATGCCATCTGGAAAGTGGTATGTTGAAGCCACAGTAACGGCAATTGGAACTGGTGCTACTTTTGGTATTTGGCAACTACCAATTTTGGCAACAACCACATTCTCCTCACAGACAAACTATCGGTGGTACAGCGTTGATGGAAAAATTTACAATGCTAGCGGTGCAACTGCCAACAGTTATGCAACTTGGGGAACAGGCGATATTTTAAGTGTTGCGGTGGATATGGATGCAGGGTCAGTAACATTTTATAAAAATGGGACTAGCCAAGGTTCTGCCATTACAGGTTTAACAGGCTCATGGGTTGTTGGTTTTAATCCGGGTGGCAGTAACACAATATTTAACGCCAACTTCGGTCAACGCCCATTCTCATACACAGCCCCAAGTGGCTTCAAAGCACTTTGCACACAGAACTTGTCAACGCCTACGATTGGGGCGACTACGGCAACTACTGCAAACAAGTTTTTTGATGTAAGTCTTTGGACAGGTAACGGCTCAAGTCAATCAATTACAAATGGTGGATTCCAACCTGATTGGGTTTGGACTAAATCTAGAAGCGTCGTCCAAGACGGTAGATTAGTTGACTCAGTTAGAGGTGTTTCAAAAGCACTTTTTTCTCAATTGACCAACGCAGAAGCCACAGAAGCTACTGGAATAACAGCTTTTAACTCTAGTGGGTTTTCGGTTGGTAGTGGTAGTTCAAACAGCAATGCAGTAACTTATGTTGGCTGGCAATGGAAGGGTGGCGGAACAGGTGTGTCCAACACATCAGGCTCTATCACTTCAACTGTAAGCGCAAACACTACGAGTGGGTTTAGTGTGGTGACTTATACAGGTACGGGCGCTAATGCAACTGTAGGTCACGGCTTGGGTGTTGCACCAAGAATGATTATTTTGAAGATACGAAGCACAACAGGAAATTGGCCTGTTTACCATGTATCTACTGGAAATACAAAAGCCTTGTATTTAGACTTACAACTCGGTCAGGGTGGTGATTTCACTGGTGCTTGGAATAATACAACCCCTACATCAACTGTATTTACAATTGGAAACAGCACAGAAACAAATGCAAGTGCTGGAACATTTGTCGCCTACTGTTTTACCCCTATTGCAGGATATTCTGCGTTTGGCTCTTACACAGGCAATGGTTCTGCTGATGGGCCTTTTGTGTTTACGGGGCACAGGCCCAGATTCGTTATGATGAAACGATATGACACAGGCGGTACTAATTGGCAAATGTATGACACATCAGCAAATCCATACAACGTAACTGGAAATTATCAAACTGCAAACTTATCAAATGCAGAAGAATATTATCCAACTATGGATATTTTATCCAATGGCTTTAAATTAAGAAATACTGATGGTGGCATAAATGGCAGTGCAAATACTTACATTTTTGCCGCTTTTGCTGAAAACCCTTTTAAATATTCCCTCGCACGATAGGACTCAATATGTACGCACTCATTGAAAACAACGCAGTTACCCAAGTTGGTGAACTATCAATTCTCTTTCCAAACACATCAAACCCTAATCACGCATTTGCTATTGAGCAAGGTGCTTTAGAAGTGGTTGAAGGTGAGCAAAAAGACCAACGCTTTTATTGGGTGGCTTTTGACAGCTACCAAGTCAATGGCTCTGTGGTCACTCGCACCTACACAAACACTCCAAAGGCTTTGGAGGATGTGACTGAGACACCAGAGGGTGCTACTGAGCCAGTAACGACTAAGGGCTTAAAGTCACAATGGATTGCTCAGAACAAGTCATCTGCTAACTCACAACTAGCATCTACTGATTGGATGGTTATTCGCAAGGCAGAACGTGATGTTGCTATTCCTAGCGATGTGGTGACACAACGTGCAAAGATTATTGCTGACTGTACGGCTAAAGAGGCGGCTATTACTGCGGCTACAACTGTAGAAGCATTGATTGCTGTGGTTGCACCAGTAGTGACTAGAGAAGCACCATGACAGAAGAAGTCACCCATAAGCAAATCTACGACAGGCTCATTGAAGTTGAAACCAAGGTAGATAGCATAGACAAGAACACAAAAGGGCTTGTAGAGGCTTTTGATGCCTTGCAAGGTGCTTTTAAAGTCTTGGGGTGGATAGCCTCTGCCGCCAAGCCTATTCTGTGGGTGGCTGGTCTAATCATGGCGGCTGGTGCTGTCTGGCAGACTTGGATTAAAAAATGAAAGATTGGGCTTTCGCTGTTACAAGCGCAGCCCTTTTTTGCATTACTGTCGTCTGGTGTTTTTACATCATCGTTTGGGCTATGACGTGAAATGGCTAGTAGCACTTGTTTTAACCCTCGCACTTCAATCTACAGGAAAAGACTTATGTAGTGTGCGTGAGTTTTATGGGATAGCTTACACAATTCACAATCCATCAGAGCGTCATCAGCAAATGTCTGCTTGGCTTACAAACCATCAGCACTTATGCAAAAGTACCGACATGGTTGTAATTTGGAATAATCTATCAGAATGGGCAGGTACTGCTGATAGTGCATTGTTAAGGCATAAGGTTATTCAAGGATACAAGAGCGCACTTGAGAGGGAGAAGAAATGATTGATACCATTAAACTGTTCCCTACTGTTCAGCCATCAGGGTATCCAGACAGGCATGACCTTGCTCAAGTCAAGCTAGAAAAACAACATGAGATGAATAAGGCAAATGAATTAGCCAAGCAAAAGCAGACTCAGTTACAAGATTTAGCGTTTGAGATTTATACTAAAAAAGTAGTGCAAGAGCGACTCCGCATGGAGATATTTACTAACCGCAAATTAGACTTGTACGCATAAGGATGCACATGATTGACATGAAAGAAAAATTGACGTTCATTGTGACCATTATGGTAGCAATCACTTTATGCCTTTGCTTGCTTGCTATGGTTGGCGCATTGCTTGTTGGTCTGTGGTCAAAAGAAGTTGAAAATGCAGAAATTTTTAAGATGCTTAGTCCAGCACTAATGACTATTCTTGGTGCATCTGTCGGTGTTCTGGCAGGTGTAAAAATGTCAACTAAAAACAAATGTAAGGAATGTGATGCTTGATATTCTTAGCGGTGGAATTCTAGGTTCAATCTTTGGTGGGGTGTTTCGATTAGCCCCAGAAGTTCTGAAATGGCTCGACAAGAAGAATGAGCGTTCCCATGAACTTAATATGTTCAAGTTCCAATGTGACTTGGAAGCACAACGTGGTCAGCAGAAATTAGCTGAGATTGGCGCACAAAGAGAAGCTGCCATTGACGTAGGCGTGATGGATGCCTTTCAATCAGCCATAGAACAGCAAGCAACGATGGTTAAAGCAGCAGGTGGATGGGTAGCCTCACTTTCTGCTTCTGTGCGTCCTGTGGTCACATATTGGGTTTTGTTTGTTTGGTCATTTATCCATGTGTGGTTTGCATACAACGCTTGGTTAAATGGTGCGCCAGCCGTTGAAGTCTTCAAAACAATGATGACTCCAGACTTTTCTGCTTTGCTCTCAGGAACAATTAACTACTGGTTTCTTGATAGAACTCTGTCTAAGCGTGGTTTATGAACTTAGAGTTGGCAGCAGAACTATGTAAAAGGTTCGAGGGCTTTCGTTCTAAGCCCTACCTTTGCCCTGCTAACGTGGCTACGATTGGCTACGGCTCTACCTACTATGCTGATGGGCGCAAAGTAACCCTGCAAGATAGCCCAATAGGTGAAGCTGTGGCTAGTGCCTTACTCATGCACGAGTTAGAGCATACCTATTTACAAGGCGTTGTCAGAAACTGCCCCATACTTCTGACAGATGTAAAGAAATGCAATGCCATCGTGGATTTTTGCTACAACCTTGGCACAGGCAGACTCCAAACATCTACTCTGAAACGGAAAATCAATGCCCAAGATTGGGAAGGGGCTAAAGAGCAACTAATGTTATGGAACAAGGGCGGTGGTAAAGTTCTAGCAGGTCTGACAAAGCGCAGAGTTGCTGAGTGCGCCTTGTTAAATTAAACTGTAACAATTCTTGTATAAGGTGTTGAAATGCCTAACATTCCTACGCCAGAACAAGCAGAACTGTTTGCACAAAGTGTCAAAAAATGGCAGCAAGTGCTTAGTCTTGGTGATTGGAGAATTGAGAAGGGCATGAAGCCAGCCAAATCTGCAATGGCTTCTGTTGAGTTCACTCCTAACGCAAGACTTGCTGTTTATCGTTTGGGTGACTTTGGTGCTGAGAAAATTACACCTGAGAGCATCGACATGACTTGTTTGCACGAGTTACTTCATGTGTTCCTACACGATTTAATGACTGTGGCACAAGACCCCAAATCATCTCAAGATGAGATTGAAATGCAAGAGCATAGGGTCATCAATTTGCTAGAAAAATTACTCTCAAAGGATTCTTATGGGAAGCAGTAACGAAACCTGTACGGATACCGAGTTTATCCAACTATGGGGTCAACATGAGTCTGCAACAAGAATTGCTGAACACCTTGGCATAAGTATCAGGGCTACTCATCTGCGTAGAAGGTGGATTGAGGAACACTATAAAATGACACTTCCCGCAAAAGACTTTCGTGGTGTTAAATACGATAAAAACAAGCCTAAATCCTTCTCTCCTTTAAAGCAGATAGAACTTGGCATCCTAGATGGGACTGTGATTGTGTTCTCAGATGCCCACTTTATCCCTGCACAGCGTACAACAGCGTTTAAAGGGCTTCTATGGGCTATCCAAGAGTTCAAACCCAAGGCGGTGATATGCAATGGTGATGCGTTTGATGGGGCTTCTATATCACGCCATGACGTAACTGAACTGCCCCAAACTTCTGTCATTCAAGAGTTAAAAGCCTGTCAGGGTGCGTTGGGTGAGATTGAGGAAGTAGCTAAAGCTGCTAGACACAATGTAAAGCTACTGTTTACATGGGGAAACCATGACGTTAGATTTGGTAATCGTTTAGCGCAACAAGCACCACAATTTAAAGAAGTTCAAGGGTTCAAGTTAACAGACCATATCCCAGATTGGGACTTCTGTTGGGCGGTATGGCCTACCGAGCAATGTATTGTTAAGCACCGATACAAAGGTGGTATTCACGCTACTCACAACAATACTGTAAACGCTGGTGTGTCAATCGTTACTGGACACTTGCACTCTTTGAAAGTCACGCCCTTCAGTGACTATAATGGAATTCGCTATGGTATTGATACTGGAACATTGGCTGAGACTGATGGTCCACAATTTAACTATGCCGAGATAAATCCAAACAACCACAGGTCGGGGTTTGCGGTTCTGAACTTTTTTAATGGTGAACTGTTATGGCCAGAAATCGTGGCTAAACATAGTGAAGACCATATCCAGTTTAGGGGTGACGTAATTGACGTTTCTGCGTTTTAATGAGTGCTTGGCTAATCATTTTAACTGGTGGCATCTACGCCTACATTGCTGCTGAACAACTTTACAGAGGTAATCCCTCTATGGCTGTAGTGTACGCAGGTTACGCATTTTCTAATGTGGGGCTTTACCTTCTAGCAAAGTAAGCCCCTATAAATTTACTCAGCTACTTCTTCTTCTTCTGTATCTTCTTCAAGTTCAACCTCAAGTTCGTCAGCATCTTCATATTCAACCCAATCTGTCTCGATTTGGTAATCAATAAATTCTTGAATAATTTTGATTTTACTAAAGTCATGCGACTCGACAATAATTTTCTCACCTGACCAACCAAATTCCATTTCAAATTTCATAATGTTCTCCTAGCGCAACCGATTGTTGCAACCAAATCGTAGAACATCTTTATGTCAAAAACAAGACTCAAGGTTCTTTTTGGAAGACTCCGTTAGGCAATAGTATGCCCTTGCGATTTTTAATTTGGTCATACGCAATTTCCATACATTGTACTAAGTTTATATCTTGCAGCACACAGTAGTTAATAAGACAGACCATGACATCACCAACAGAATCCACAATAGCATCCTCGTCATTTTTAATCGTGGCATCTGCTAGTTCTCCCATCTCAGACATTGCTTTTAGAAGCTGAACTTCTGGTGTGCTATTAGGAATAATCTTTCTTGCTTCTGACCATTGAATTATTTTCATCTCTATATTTGCGTATGACATAACTATCCTTTCGAGTTTGCAAATTCGTACCACATAACATAAAAGTCTTTGAGGAAATCAAGACCCTCTCCTATCTTGACGCACTTACCTAGAACAACTTGGAACACATCTCCAACTTCAGTTTCTCCGTCTGTGTTACCGATAATGACTAATACAGTAAATTTAGGAACTTGAGCAAAAGCCTTGAGTAGCAATTGCTGACCAGTAGCCATGTTCTCGTTAGGTTTCTTCCACTCTCCGATTAGGAAGTGTCCCTTTCTCTCGCAAATCATGTCTATGTTGCTAGGCAAGAAATGCGTATTTTCGGGAATTAGACCTTGGAAATCACGGAAGTCAGTATGGGTTGCATACTGATTTCTCATAGTGGTGAGGGTACTCATTGCTCGCCTACTAGCTTTCAAAAAGTAAAAACAACTTTCCCCTCGTCCTAGAATGGTACATCATCCTCGTGAATAATGGTTTTCTTGGGTTTATTTAAGGCAGCATCAGCGTTCTTATTCTTGATAGACAAGGACATAAACTTCTGTCCATCCTTGCTTAATTTAAGCCAAGCAGATAGCCAATACTCAACCCCATCTACATTAAGTGACCCTTTATAATCAGGAAACTTAGCATCGTCTTTGCGGTCATTCTTAAAGAGTGAACCCCTATTAGTATTGTCGTATTCCATATTTATCCTTTAGCGTTCTTTAACGCACTTCTTACTTTACTAGGAAGCAATGTCCAAAGAGCAACTTTCTGTTCGCTGTCTAGGTTCTCTGCTTCCAACTTCACCCAAGCACTCTTAGGTTCTTCTTTCTCACAGAGAGCAATTAACTCCATTGCTAACTCTCTGAGATAATTCTGTTCATCCTCTGGGATGGTATCCATTGCGCCCTGAGTAGGCGTGATGATTATTTTTTCTTCCCTGATTGGCGCAGAAGAATCCAGAGCGTCATGCTCAACAATCTCCATAGCTGTAACCCATAGGTATCTTCTAGTGTACGTTTCTACAGCCCCTAGGTTTTGAATTGGATGGCAACCTTTTAGATTTGCTTCTGCCATAGGTGATGTGATGATGATGTTTGTACCATCGTCTGTGTCTGTTATAGTAAGACTTGCTATCTCTGTATCGTAGGACACTACACCACACAAACCAACTTCATTAAAGATTTGGTTAATCGTGGGGATAAAGTCACCGAGTTCAAAGTAACTGTAGCCAGCAAACTTGTTGTGACCAGACTTCTTCAAGGGTGCGTTTTGCAACATGATTCGTGCTGCCATTAACTTCTTGTGTACCATTTCATTTTCCTTTACTTAAATATTCTTCAATCATTGCTTCTTTGTCATCATCGTATAAATCCTCGAAAGGTACGAAGTGATTTTCT